TCAGCAAATCCCAACAGCCACCCTTCGCGGTTGGTGACACGAAGAACTACGAAATCACTCCAAGTGGTCGCGGTCACAAAATCAAGTGGGTACAGGAACAGCGTTCATTTACTCCGAGTTCCACAGGTGGGAACTACCAATCTAACAATTCGAAGGACAAAGAAGAATCTATTGCTCGTGCAGTAGCATTAAAGGCAGCAGTTGATTTACGTAACTCCGATGAGCCATTTAAAATCATTGAAGTGGCACAGCAGTTCGAACATTATTTGCTTACTGGCAAGAACTTGAATGGTGATGCGTTGGATAATGCAAACTCAAACGCGAAGATGGATGCGAACGACCTTCCATTTTGAATGCACGAAACAATTAAAATTTTAAAACCCTTATTATGAACAACGAATTACAACAAGTTTTGGTGTGTGCTTTAAATCAAAGAAAAGAACACGGTTATGATCCGCACATCGCAAAGTTATTTAATCCAATTATCGAACTAATTTGCAAATTACAAGATGAAAAGTAAATGGGAACTTTTTGTTTTCGCTTGGTTCGGCACTACGCCGAGCCTTGCGAAAGCAATGTCAATCAGCTATCCACAGGCTCAAAAGTGGACACGTTATCCAATGTTGATGCACGTGTGCGACATTACTAAAATAAGCAAGTATACTGGTATCAGTTCAAAAGAGATTGTTGAACTAATTTTGGAAAGCGAAAAGAAAACAATTAAAAACGAAGGAGATGAGTAATTTAACCATAATTAGAAAAGTAAATAAAGCAAAGATAAGTCGTGAACATTGCGCAATGACTATCAATCAAAATGCTTTTTACTTGTCGGATAAATTTGTTGAATTCTTTGAACTAAAGGACTCCGATAAATTACTTTTTTCAACGGATAGCAAAAAGATATTCGTACAAAAAAGCAATTCGGAAGATGCATTCAGTATTCGATTAAACAAAAAAGAGGCTTATGGTGCGTATAGTTTTCGGTCAAAATGTTTATTATTAAACATTATGGATATCATTGGTGATTTTAGAAGTGCTATTTTTATCTTGGATACGAAACCGCAGCAAAATGAATGGTTTGAACTAATTTTACAAACGGAAAAATAAAAATAAAATGAACAATACATTAGTACAATTTCTTGACCGTTACAGGATTAAGAACTACCGAGAGTTTCTTAACGTGTTTACAAATGAAAACGCAAAGGAGTTACAACGGATGATTCTGGAGAAAGAAGAAAACTACGTTTATTCCTTTGAAGATAAGGTAATTGACTTATTGTGTCGTACACACGATGTCACACGTAAGCAGTTTTTTTCAAGGTCTCGTGAACGATTTATAATAGATGCGCGTTATATTGCGACACTTTTAATTTATGCAGGAACAAACAACTCACTTGCCAAGATAGGACAAATAATAGGTGGTAAAGACCACGCGACAATACTTCACGCGGTTAAGAAAATGGTTGACCTATACAAAGTGGATGCCATCTACCGAGCCTATATAGATGAGGCAATGATGTTACTGGATAACGAATATGACTGTGGAACTTTAAAACAACGTTTAAATGAACAACGAACAATTAGAACAAGCCTTAAAATCCTTGACCTTAAGGGTACAATTACTCGAAGAGCAACTGATGTCATTGAAGTCCAAGACACCGAGAACATCGTTTTCGCCCCCGACAATGGAGGAAGTGGCGGGATACTTTTTGGAGAGACTTCCGTTTGCGTCTTCTGAAGATGCGCTTAACTTTGCAGAGGTATTTATTAGCCATTACACCAATACGAATTGGTACTATGGCAAGAAAAAAATGAAAGACTGGAAAGCGGCAATGCGATCCGCTTGGAAACTTCACGAATTTGTAACAACTAAAAACAATAACTATGAATCAAAACTTGGTAGAGTACAAAGGGCAGACCTACAACAATGGCTTGACAGTTGACGAGAAAGCCTATTTACACGCGCTTGAACAAACGCAAATACAAGATAGCACCTTGCCAATGTTCAAGGCTTTAATTGCCAAAGGAATCGTTATAAGTGGAATCAAAGAACTACCTTCAGCAGAAGAAACGCAGTTGTTATACGACACAACTCAACAATTCTACAGGTTCTTTACGATTGGCGAACTTGGTTTAGCCTTCCAACTCAATGCGGTTGGTCAAACTTGGAAACGTGTTGAACACTATGGTCTAATGTCAATTCAGTTTTTAAGTGATGTATTGAACGCGTATAAGGTCTACAAGATGCAGATGAACTTAGACATCGAAAGAAAGAAGGCGAAGTTGGTAATCGGTACAACAACTCAAGACGAAGAGCCAGTTGACTTTAAAGAAATGTTTTTAAGCGATGTCCAAAGGTGGAAAGATGGAAAGAGAATTGAAGTTTCATTACTCGCGCCGTCAATGATGCGGATGATGGAAAAGAGAAACATTCTAAATGTTGAATGGTGGAGTGACGAAGATTGGAAAAAGTTTCGTTTCCTGTCTTATCAGGAACTAACAAATGAACGCAACCTCTCAAACTTTGCAATTACCCGAATGAAGTCAAAAGAAAAGTCGGACTTTGAACACGATGTTCGTCAAGGAATAATGCGCCATCTTTACGCTGACATTATGGATAGTCACATATTACAACAACGAATAATTGAGAAGTTATGAGTGAAGAAGAATTGTACTATGATGAAGATGAAGTTGTAGATAATGAATATGACTATAACGAACACGGTGTATGCATCAATCCAAAAGGCAGGTATTTAAAGTGTATGTCAAAGTTTTTAGCACGTGTTGAAATTGCACCTACTGAAAATGGACATTGGACTTATGGCTTATTGTTTCAAGGATTAAATCAAGGATGGAAAGAACCTGTACTCTGGCATTCTACGGATCAATACACCCAACAGGAAGCATACAACGCAGGTTGTGAACGGTTGATTTATTTGATTAGTAATAACAATGACCACAAAAAATACGATGCTATTTTACAAATGGTAAGGGATGAAATGAAGCCAACTGAATCAACTGAAACAACCAACCAATTAACACTTTTTTAAATGCGTAAAATAGAATATAACGAAAAGCAAAAACTCGCGTTATCGTATCTATCAGTAGATAGTGACATTTGGCAGGTGTTATATGGCGGCGCTGCATCAGGCGGAAAAAGTTTTCTCGGTTGCGATTGGCAAATTAAAAGACGATTGAAGTACGCAGGAACTCGCGGTTTAATTGGCCGTGCAGAACTTAAGAAGTTGCGATTAAGTACAATGGCTACATTCTTTGAGTTGTGCGCTAACTATGGACTAATTGCAGGAAAACATTTTACCTACAACGGACAAGACCACGTGATAAATTGGTTCAATGGAAGTCAAACTATTCTAATGGACTTGGCTGATATGCCAAGTGACCCCGAGTTCCAAAGATTTGGTTCATTAGAGATAACCGATTACTTTGTAGATGAAGCAGGTGAAGTGAGCGAAAAGTGTATTGCTATTCTCGCTTCGCGTGTGCGTTATAAATTGGTAACCGATAAGCCGAAAGGATTGCTAACCTGTAACCCACACAAAGGTTGGTTATACAATGAGTTCTACGATGCCAAAAGAATAGGCAATTTGCGTAGTGACAGAGAGTTCATCCAAGCCTTACCAACGGATAACCCACATATTTCGCCAGTATATCTTGAGAACTTGCGAATGCTACCCGAGATTGACCGCAAAAGGCTTTTGGATGGGGATTGGGATTACGATGAAACTCAAGATAGGCTTTACCATTACGATGATTTATTGCGTTGTTTTAGAGAACCACAACAAAAGAACACAACCAAGTATATAACTGCGGATATTGCGCGAATGGGAGACGATAGAACTGTCATCGTATTATGGGATGGACTACACGCAGATAAATTTGTTGTACTTAAACACAAGCCAATTAACGAAGTTGTTGATACGATTCGACAAATGGCACAAAGTAACGGAGTTCTGCTCTCTAATGTCTTGGTGGATGAAGATGGAATCGGTGGGGGTGCTGTTGACTTCCTAAAGTGCAAAGGATTTCTTAACGGATCAAAGTCAGTTCGTGAAAACTACCTGAATCTTAAATCTGACTGCTACTTTAAACTTGGCGAACTAATCACCAATAACTCAATCACGTTTAACTCACAGCACAAAGATACAATCGTTAAAGAGTTAGAGATGATAAGGCGCGAGAAACTGGATAGTGACCAAAAACTGCGAGTGACTAACAAAGAAGATTTGAAGAAAAGATTTGGAATGTCTCCCGACTTTGCAGATGCCATTATGATGAGGTCGTTTTATGAATTAAAAAAGAATTTTGGAAAGTATGCATTTGCCTAATATATTTGCCCTATGGAACTAAACAAAATGATTAAAATGAAAGCCGAAATGTATGCTATGTACAACGGTGAACAAATGGACAACTCGCGTTACTTCGCGTTTATCGAAGGCGCAAGATATGCACTTGAACTATTAAAAGAACAAATTGAAGATGAGCTTTAAAACAACACCCGAGCAGGTATAAAACATTTATAAGAAACGGTATTATACCCTATAGGGTAAAAACTAAATAACTATAGC